TCAGTCGGGTTGCCGTGTATATCGCACTGCGTTGAGTGAAACCCTGGATCGTTGGCATGTTCACGCTCGAACCACCTATCTAGCAGGGTCATATGCAGGTCGATCACCTTGGCCCTGGTTGGATCGGACAGTATCCGCTGACGTAGTTCCTGCTTTGTTGGTACCAGTAGCACCATGTCACCAGGTGCCACATGCAATTGCCTACACCACCAAGCCCGTAGGGAGGCCGATGGTGCGAGTAGGATCACCCATGCCACTTGATCAGGTGGTGCACGTACCAACGCACACAGGCGCCTGTTACGTTCCTCCAGCACCTGCTCCACATGGGTGGACACCAGGCTGGCACGTTCACGCCCATAGCCCAGTTCCTTGGCGATGGCATCAAAGTCCAGAACGGTATCATTTGGTCCCTTGTGGGACGCTACATAGCTTGACTTACCACTACCTACGGGACCGCATACCAGCATCACCCGGCAACCAGGCTTTGGCAGGATAGGCCTTGCCCGATTGACCTTTTCCGCGGCATTGCCGGTGCGTGGTTCCAGCTTGTTATGACAGGATCGGCACAGCGGCAGCAGGTTTAGCGGCTCGATCCCCAAGGCCGGCGCACGCGTGTATTCCTTGCGGTGGTGAACGTGAGCGCCTCGGCCCAGTCCGACCAGCGATTTCTCGCAATTAGAACAGCGCCAATCGTAATCGTGCAGCGCCTGGCGCCTGGCGTTCTGCCATGCCCTGGTTTTATAGAACGGAAGTGGTTTCATGGGGGTGTGTGTGGCTGCGCACACATCTCGCAACCCTATCTGGAATAGGGCCGAAATGTGTACCATTTGTTCCAAGTGTCAAGGGATGGTGGAACAACTTGTTTGAATGTCAAGGGATGGTGGTCCTGCGCATCCACACGGGAGGGTTAGTCTTCCGGTTAAGCCGGTCGGCCAGAAACTGCGCCGCAGCATCCCTTTTACGATAAAACGACGTTCTCGACCAACCCTTGTGTTTTATCGCAGCGCTAAGGGATAGACCGAGTGCGACGCACTTGGCCCAGATTTCCAATTCCCTGGCTTCATTGGTTGATAGATGTTGCAGCCACTCAAAGGCTTCTTCCATCCTGGTGATTTCCTGCGGTGACGCTGGCCCACGTTCCCAGGATGTCATCACCCGCTCGCTTGCTTCGCCGGCGTCCCAACTAACCATGTCGGCGAAACTGTGCATCGGCTTTACTGGCCAGGCCGATGCGGCGCGCCTCATGCCGGTGCCTGGCATACGGCGGTCGATTTCGAACGCCTCGACGAGGCGATCGCGAACCATCTCGCCGGTCCACAGCATTATCGTTCCCGTGCTTTCCATGCCTGAAACAGTCCATCCATGTCGTACCAGATCGCCTGTGCAATGGACGGGTTGGACAACTCGCGGCGAGATTGGATCTCGCAGACCGAGCGCACCACATCAGCCGCGGTTTCCTCGTCTTCGATCCTTTTGGTGGTGAAACCGTTTTCCTTCAGGAACGCCCAGAAAACAGGTTCCTTGCAACGCAGCGCGGCTTGCGTGACCGGGTTGAGTTCAGACCATGTTTTATGGTCGGTCGTGTCGGTCATGCCGCTGCCCGCTCACCGTAAAGGTTTTCAAGCTGGATGATCCTGGCGTTGATCTCGTCCAGGAACGCCACCGCCTCGGTTTCCAGTTCGGCTATCCGCTTTTCGTCGCGCATAACGCGCCGCACGAACATGCGCATGTTTTCCGGCAGACGATTGTCGTAGCTCACAAAGTCGCACCATTCGCGGCCGGTGCACGCGAGCTGAAACTGGATCTGGTCGATGTACCTGGCCGGCGTTGATTGTCCTAGCAACGTATCCAGATGGGTTGCCGTGTTGGGACATTTGATTTCGATCAGCCCATCGTCACCAACCAGGCCATCCGGCGAACAGCCGGCATCGGCGATCGTTGGGTGAGCTACAAACGCCACCTCGTGCACATCCCAGCCGCTGTAGAAGCAGTAGGCGTTGCGCGCTTCCGGTTCGGTGTCGACGCCGTGTTGCATGGCCGGCGTCATAAACGCGCTTTCAATGGGGACGCCGGTAAGCCTCTCTACGATGATTTGGGCTGCATAGTTGGCGCGGCTGGCGCCGTAGCCGCTTTTGGTGCGCGCCACCATGTCGGTAACGCGGGACGCGGTGACTTTGCCGAGACGCAAGGCTTTCCATTCGTCCGAACCTTGGATGATTTCTCCGCTCATTCAGCCCTCTTTTTGTTGAATTACCTTAGCAATGTGCCACATCATTTCATCGATCCAGAACGATCGATCGACCAAATAAGTCATCTGCTCTGACATGCTGCGCCCAGCCAACTCTGCGCTTTCCTTCAAACGCTTGTGCACACCAGCCGAAAGGCGAACCGAGATCGTTTTCACGGCGCGCGCGTCCTCTTTTTGTTGAGCGCAGCCACCGCGCGCGGAAAGTCTTTGGCTCGGATATCCGCTAGGCTTTCCACCTCAAAGTATTTGCAGAATGCTTGCTTGTCGGCGCCAACGTCGTCGGCCAGCGCAACCAGGTCGGCCAGTTGCTCCTCGGTGATAGCCTCACTGTCGCCGGCCGCCTTGCCGTCGTCGTCATTGCCGGCGGCCAGTCCCAGCATCTGCACCAGCGAGTAGCGTTGCAGATAGGTCAAGGTGCTGCCAATGGCCTGAATGGCGTTTTTGTTGCCGCTGGTGTCGGCCGGCCCTGACAGCGTGGTTTCCTCGGCGTGGCCGGCCTTGTGGCTGAGAATGCACGTCACGCTGATGCGGTCGGTTTGCGTGGTCCTGAAACGGTACGACAGCCCGTGCGCGCCGATGATCGGATCCACAACCCTAGCGATCGCGGCGAAGTCGGCGTATTTTTTGGCGTTGTGGCCGGCCACGTTGCGGGCGATCGGCGGGATCGCCCGCTTCGCCGAGGCAACCGCCTCGTCGAACGCCTTGCGCGCCTGGTTGGCATCCCAGCGCTCATGCAAAGCCATCAGCTTTTCAATCATGGCAATGTCGGCGCCGGCCAAAACCGCGCGGTTGAGCATGTCGAGCGGCGTCACGGCGGCCGGCGGCGGGTCGTCGGCCGGGATCACGGAAACCTTTTCGGGCATCTGGTTCATCGGCCGTATTTCCTCGCTAAAATGGCTTGGAGTTCTGGGGAAGCGCTTGTAATTCCTTGCTTTCCTGCCGAGCCAGCCGGTGTTTCAGCGGGCAAACTGCCGGAGTTATCCACAGCCGGTTCCTCGCGCGCAGCAGAGGAACAGGTAGTAGTAATAATTCTTTCTTGTGTAGTGTGGTGCACGCTGGGTGCACGCGGCGTGTACGCAGCGTCAACGTGACGTGCACGCTGCGTTGACGTTGCGTTGGCCCGTTTGATCGCCGAAATGGTCCCGGCCTTGCTCGCCGCCTCTTTCCGCCGGATCGAAGTTCCAACCATTTTTGTCAGCTCGGCGTCGATCCGCTTGTGGCGCCAGCCGTCCTGAAAATATGCCTCGATGGTCGGCCGCATCTGCCGCCAGGACTTCAGCGGCAACCGTGCAATCGCCGCCAGCTTTGCGTCGTCATCCGGCAACCCGTCATGCATCCAGTAATCCATGATCAGGCACAGATACGCGCCGGTTTCCGCCGCCGACAGGCGCGTCGTGTCGGCGAGAAAATCGGGGATATAGAGCGGCATCCAATTGCGGCGCATCCAGAAATCCTCATCGGTGACGAAAAATCAAACTTTCCCAAACCGCCCGCGGGCTTGCGTGCAGCGACCGCCGCCGCGACGGGATCGGCGCCACGTTCGCCTTGCGGCAGTAGCCGGCCTTGGCGGCGCGCATCATCACCGGCCCCATCGCACGCAGTTCGTGCGTCGCCGGCTTGTAGCCCTCCAGCATCTCATAACGGTCCATCGGGTCGTCGACGGTGAACCTTGGCTGTTCGAGGCACGTCAGCCGCACTAGTTCCAGCATCAGGTCGCACCACGCCTGGTCGGCGTTGTCAGCCGCCTGCTTCATGCCGGCATCCTTCGCCAGCATGGCCTGCGCGGACCTCTCGGCATGGTCGAACAGGTCCATCATGCCCACACCTTCCGCGCTTCAATATGCGTCACGGCGTAATGCTCAGCGCAGTACGGCCGCCCCTCGATCTGCTCCTTGCCGCAGTACACGAACGGAAATTCACCAATCGGAAACCGACAGTCGCCATAGCCGGTCTGGTAGATGGTCAGCACGCCGTTGTGCTCGATGCGCGGCGGACGCGGCGGAGCCTCGACAACCCTGGTCCGCGGCGAATATTTCCGCTTTTGCTTGCGCGGTTTTTTCTCGACGATCGGCAGCGCACGAAACGGCAGCGCCATCCGGTGCGCCTTGCCGATCACGGCGCACCTGGTCACGCGCTTTTTAAACTCCCGCGACAGCATGCCGGCAATCTCGCGGCAGGTGTAATGCCTGGGATCGGCATGCAGCTCGGCCAGCCGTTCCGACATGCCGGGTGTTTGCTCCCAGGGTACTCGGTAGGGATAGCGTTTCACGGCGCGATTTTGCCAACGCCGTCGGCGAGTTGCTTGCAAACATCCTGGCCGCGCTTGGCTTCCTCGGCCACCTTGGCACCGAGTTCGTGCAGCGTGGTGATGTCGCTTTTGGTTTTGGAGACACAGGCAATGATCTGCGCCTCTAGCGCGTCGGCGTTTTTGCGCAGGATGGACAGTTGCTCGATCCACTGGTCGGCAATTTTGCTAATGCTTTCAAGCATGAGTTCGTGAACCTGGTCGGTGAACGGAGCAATTTCGGGCTGGAGTGCTTCTATGAGGGTGAGCTTTGCGGTGTTTTCCACGATGGGTTTTCCTTGTTGTTGATTTGGTCGCCACCGGAACCGCTCCCTGACAGTTACGGCCCCGGTGGCATCCGCGCGGTAACGGGGGCACATCCCCGCGCGGAATTACGCACTCTTGGCAGGCAGAAAATCGTCAGCAGACAATGCGCCGTCGCTCGCCTCCACAATGCGAGCAACGAGCCCCATCGAAGGGGTGCGCTTGCCTTTTTCAATTCGTGAAATGGTGGCTTTCTGGACCCCGACCGAAGCAGCGAGGTCGGCCTGTGAAAGCCCGAGTGAAATTCGATATTCGCGGAGTTTATTCATGCGTCGCACGTTGCCATGTAGGCAACGGACGGTCAAGTCAAAAGTTGCCATCTAGGATAATGACGTAAGGGGTTGTTTGGGCTAGGTTTCCTGTATGGTTACCCGGATCGGTCCCAAAAAACCCACCAGGCTCTACATCGCGGAATGGCGAGATCATCGGGGATTAAGCCAAGAGAAGCTGGCCGCCCGGATCGGCACCACCAAAAGCACCATTTCACGGTGGGAGACAGGCGAACGGGACATCCTGCTAGGCGCGCAGGGAGCTATTGCCGAAGCATTAAATTGCACGCCGAGGGATTTATTTAACGATCCCGCCCAGCCCAGCGCCGATGATCTACTGCGCGACATGGACGACAATACAAGGCGTCAGGCGATCCGCCTGCTCAAGGCCTTGAAAACCGGCACAAACGACTAGCTTTCCGGCACCACTTTTCCACACCTTGAAAATTCGGTTTCCTACGCGTCAACATTTTCATTGACGTGTTGTTGCCTATGTGGCAACACTATCCCCATCGCAACCGCCTTGGGGACACCACCACATGCGCCACCCGACACCCGAAGATCACGACCACCGCCGCGACCTGCGAAAGCACGACTGGCGTCCGGGCGATCCGCCCGAGCAGGACCCCGCCGAGCGGGAATATGAGGCGGCGATCGAGCGGTTCGTGACCGGCCTCGACGACGCGCCAGCCTTCACCGCCGCGCTGATCAGGCTGGAAATGGATCGCCGCGCGGACGATCGCGCCGAGCGCGCCGCATACGCCGCCGAAGCAGCGCACTACGGGAGAGATAAATGATCGATCTCACCGCCATTGTCGCCGCCGCCCTCACCGTCGCGATGCTCGTAAGCATTTACGCCATCATCATTTCAGAAACGACACCACTATGAGAACCGCCACAGCCATGATCATGGCCACGATGCTGGCCGCGCCCGCCGCGGCGATCGACCCCGACACCCTCACCAGCGAGGACAAGGCGTTGTATTTGAAGTGCGCCTACGTCCTAAACGACAACCTGATGGTGACGCGATCCGCGATCGATCTGTCGAAATGGTCGCGGGATGAATTGATGTTGTGCATCGAGCCGACGCCATTCGGACCGGTTCCGCAGCCGGATATCCCGATGAAAAAAGGAGATAAGAAGTGAACAGCGAGGCCAGTGGATATGCAGCATCGTTGCGGCAGATGGTGAATGGAAACTATGTAGATTTTGACGAACTGCGGGCCGCAGCGAACCGCATCGAGGCGCTGGAGGCGGCGCTGAAGCCATTCGCGATGAAAACTGATGCGCCATCTCTTAGTAAAGCGTTGGGGCATATTTCGCGAGAACATCTATGGGCAGCCCGCGCCGCCCTCGCACCGGAGCATCAGGACAAATGAGCTACCTTTTGGAGAGGCTGAGAAATCCGATCACCGCGACAGATGACATGATCGAGGCCGCAGACCGCATCGAGGCGCTGGAGGCGGCACTGCGGAAGATTGCCGGTCACGATGAGTATTCAATTGAAGATCATGAAGCCGCCGCTCACTACAAAAGTGAAAAAGGCATTTGGACAACAGATGAATATCTCGCCGACGCCGCACTCGCACCGGAGCAGGACAGATGAGAATAGTTCTCATCGGCATAATCCCGGTGATTGCCGCGCTGATTTTCTGGTTGATATTAAGCGATGTGTTCAAATGACCCTGCCAGAAACAACCACGCCCCGCGACCTGGCCCGGCACCTTGGCTGGAGCGAAAAACGGTTGAGAAGCCTCGCGCGCCGGATCGGCGCTGGACATGAACTCGGCAATCGTATGGTGTTCTGGCCCGAAGATGTCGACGCCATCAGGGAGGCGACAAGGCTATGCCCCTCAAAATCTACCGCCGTCCGGGAAGCACTGTCTGGCAGTATCGGGGAACGCTTGCCGGAAATCGACTCCGTGGATCTACTGGCGCATCTGACAAGGAAACCGCGCAGAGAATTACGTCCGCGATTGAAGACAAGTTCTGGAAGCGTGGTCTTGATGGAAAAGAAAAGGCGCTGACATGGCCAAAAGCTGCCGCGCTATACTTGCAGGCTGGGAAGTCCGCAAGGTTCATCCCGTCTCTGACGAGGTATTGGCGCGATGCCCGGATTGCGGACATGAATGCTGGCTCGATCCGACAAAGCGCAATCGACATCTATCCAAATGCCAAAAACTCAACCCGCAATCGGCAAGTGATCGTCCCGACGCTCGCGATCATCAATCATTGCGCGGAACTGAATCTGTGCCCGCCGCTGAGAATGAAACGCTTTAAGGTCGATACCAAGATCAAGCAACCCGTCACATTGGAGTGGATCAATGCCTTCAGAGCCCACGCTGACCGAGTGGATGTTGGAACACTCGCCCTCTTCCTGTTCGCAACCGGCGCCCGGATTACTGAGGCTCTATCTGTTCAATGGGGTGACGTTGATTTTAAAAGACGCACAGTGCTCATACGCCAATCTAAACTTGGGAGCGAACGGGAGGCCCACCTACCAGCGGACCTTTTCATCGCCCTCGCCCAACTTCCCCGAGATCGAAAGCCATTCGACATCGCGTACACCACAGCCAGAGACGCATGGGATCGGACTGCTAGAACTGCTGGGATTGAACAACTCACCTTCCACAGTTGCCGCCACGGCTTCGCTACGGCCCTCCACGACAAAGGAATAGGCGTTAAGACGATAGCCAAGGCAGGCGGCTGGAAGTCAGCACAGCACCTGTTCAACACCTACTTGCACGCCGACGAAGATCCGACCGTGACAGACAAGCTTTTTGACACGGGTGTGTCAATTTCTGAGGCGGCGTACAAGCGGAATCAATAGGTTAACACCCTATAGGGAGCCCCATATAGGGGAATACGGATAAAGCGCAACACTTGAAATTGTTGAACAAAGTCAGAAAAGCCTCGTCAGTTCGGGACGGTTTTTGCCGGAACGGGTCAGGAACGTCCAGAAGATTGACACACGGCTGACACAGCGCCGTTCGCCTGCTGTTCTACCGCAGCAATCGCGGCGCGCCGCCGTCGATCACGCCAAGGAAATTAAGCAGCAACAGGATCACGACCAGCACGCCGATCACCAGGATAGCAATGCGCACCACGCGGTGAAACGGTTCCGGCACCACCTGGTCGTTTAGATAGTTGAGCAGGAACAGCACCAGCGCCAGGACAATGATGTAGACCACCAGATAGATCAGGGATGCAATCATGGCTAGTCCTCCGGAACATAGGGATAAATCACTTCCACTTCGTCGTCCGTCGTAATCTGGAGGTCATCCATCAGGCCGGGGGAAAGGTCAGCAACCCGGCCGGTCTTTTCCTCATGCGGTCCCCAGTCGGCTGGAAATGCTTTCATCTCAAGCCCCGTCCGTGGCGCGCGCACCATCGCAACATGTTCAAGCAGCGACGGTTTCGGTGTGACGCTATAATCCCAGCGACACGCGACATAATGGATGTAAGGATTAAGTCGCCGAGCCAGCCCGGTTGTTCCCTCCGGCTGGAAAGGTAGGAATAGCTGCGGCGCATCATCCACCGAGAAGATGAACGCCAGACCTTCCGACGGCGACACCCCCGTGTCATCCGGACCACCGAAATGCGAGCATCGACCCTTGGCATAAAAAAGCACGTCGTCTTGTACCGGCGGCGGTGGCTCAATCTCCACATCACCACCCACACCGGCCAACGTGTCGGCCAGACGGCAACAGATGTTGTGGAATTGCTCGATGTACAGATCGCAATCCGCCGTGCTGTCAACGAAGCAGACCTCCACCAGAATGGCGGGCATGTCGGTGGAGTTGAGGAATTTTAGGTCGGTGCGTTTCTTCGCGCCGCGATTGATGAAGCCTGTTGACGCGATAGTGTCGGCCACGTCCTGCGCTAGTTCATGTTGGGTGAGGTACAGGCATTCGGTGCCCATCGGCTTGGTGCACTGGCTATAGGCATTGAAGTGGATTGACAATGCTACTTCGCATGGCTTACTATTATGCCAGTCAACAATACGGGTAAGGTTTTCACTCTGGCTTTTGGAGACGTCATCGTGAAAGGTTTGCACCTCGACCCCTCGCGCAATAAGCTCATTAGCCAAGTGCTCAACGACGAGACGCGCCTCGTCGACCTCATCAAGACCCGGATTTCCTGCGGCTCCGCGAACGTACTTCCCGTGCCCGCTCGATATTGTAATGCTGTTGTACATCTGACACCTCATGCCTAGAAAACTTGTTGACATAACAGGGCAGCGCTTTGGACGATTGCTCGTGCGCGGCATCGCCGGCCGCGTTAAAAACGGTCGTGTTGTTTGGTCCTGCATTTGTAAGTGCGGCAACGAAATTGTCGCTTATGGATACAACCTTCAGACTGGCAACACCAACTCGTGCGGCTGTTACCATCGCGAGATTGACCGAGCATCCCATCTCAGTCACGGCGAAGCCGATGCTCGCAATGACAAGGTCACTAGCGAATACATGTCATGGTCTGCCATGATCCAACGCTGCACCAACCCCAACAATCATGCCTATCACCGCTACGGCGGACGCGGCATCAAGGTCTGTAAACGTTGGAAGACTTACGAAAATTTCATTGCCGACATGGGCCGCCGTCCTATCGGGCTGACAATAGATCGCATTAATAACGAAGATGGGTACAAACCAAGCAATTGCCGGTGGGCAACACAGAAGCAACAGGCCAACAACCGCCGGAAGCGTTGATTTATTATGCCCTCGCATGTTATGGCCTCGGTGGTTGTGGTTGCTTGCCTAGCTCGCGCGTCATGACGTCAACGATCCGTTTGATGCTGGCTTCGTTGTTTTCGATCTGCGCTTCCAGCGAATTGATTTTCAATTTCATTTCGTCCATACGGCTCACGGTATACGCCGCGCCGCGATCCTCCATGATGCTCACCCGTGTTTCGAGCTTGACCATGTAGGCAAGTATGCTCGCGCCGCCTGTCCCCAACGCAAGCATCTGTGCAATGAGAAAATAGACCAGCCCGGAGTTTTCCTTGATCCAGCCTTTGGCTTCTTGAACCATCAGGTAATATTTCCCGACACCACCTTGTTGACGCCGCTGCCGCCGTCGCTCAACGCCCCCGTCAGATAGCCGAACAGATTGTTATGGGAAATGATGTAGCGGTTCGACGAACCCGCGGCGACAGTCACCGAATAACGATGTGTCTTTGTCGTTCCGATGCCGCGATAAAACGTGCAATTGGTAATCATAAAATCACTCACGCCGGCCGCGAGATAAATAGCGTCCATGGTGCCGACGCCGGCTTGTCCGTTATTGTCAAACACGCAACCGTTAAAGGTGATCTGCGAGGCAGTCGTCGTCCAGGCGGCGCCGTTGTGCCAGTTCGAAATAATTTGGCACGAGGTAAACGTGATGCTACTGGCTTGCGTCATCTGAATGCCGACGCTGGTCTGCGCACTGGTGAACCAGCAATTGGCAAAATTAACCTGCAACGCGGCGTCGATGATCAATCCGCAGGTCTGGTTGGCATCACAGACCATGGTGTCAAAGAACAGGTTGCGCGGCGAATAGCTGGCGCCCTTGGTATTCCTGATCCAGAGACCGTAATTAAGGCCAGGCGTTTCGAGCGTGCAATTTTCGATATAGAGCCCTTCGGCCCAGCTATCCACCACCATGCCGGCGGTACTGGTCGACGCCGTGCCCTGCATCGCCGCGCAATTTGACATGAAAATATTGCCGGTCAAAGCGCTGGCGCTGGTGCCCTGGAAATTGAAACCGATACCGTTGGCGCCGACGCTTAGCACATATATTTTATGCAGCACATGCCAGAAACCACATTCAACCGACACACCGCCGAAGGCGTTGGCGTTGATACAAAGGTTGTTGAGATAGCAATAATAGACCAGACCGCTCGATGTTGATTTAAGCCGGATCGCGTAGCTGCCTGCCGATGCTTTGGCGGTGTAGTTAATCGAGAGATTAGTGATTTCCGGCCCGGTGATAGCCCCGCCATTGGCATGAATGCGGATCGCGTCATTGCCCAGCGCATTGCTGGTGATCCGCGACATCATCATCGATGCGCCCTCGATCCGGATCGAGCTTGTGATTTCCAGCGTGTTGTTAATCCGATATTCGTTCGGTCCCAGCCGCAGCGTGGCCAGTGTCGCGGCGCAGTACAGCACGGCGTCGTTCAACGCCGTGAGGTCGTTGGTAGCGCCGTCGCCCTTGGCGCCGAGCTGTTCGGCCAGCACATGGCTTTCGACGCGCAGTTCCCACCAGGCGCCATCCGCCGATTGAACCTTGCCGGGATGCGCCGGCGCCGAGCCGACCCTGGCATATAGCCCGCCGCCAGTATCGCCCGCGGCGGAATAGCCGGCGGTGCGAACATAGCTAAAGCTGACTGGAACATTGGCCGCCGCCACCGCGGCGCGTGTGTCATAGTCGATCGTGGCAGCGCTGCCGCCAATGCCCGTCGACGGCACCCAAACGCCGCCGGTCTTGGTCCACCACTCGCCGGTCGTCGGCTTGAAGGCGAGTTGGCCGTCGTCGCCATAGGACGGATCTGGCGCCGCCTCGGTCGGCCCTACAATAAATGGCAGGCCATCAACGTGCAGCTTTTCCAGCATTACCCCGACATCTTCCGCCGCGGCGACGCCGACGACCCGGCCGACATAATTTTGGTAGATCGAATAGGCCGCGCCGGCCTGCGCCGCGCCTGGCCACGGTGCAATCATCAGGTGCGTGGTATCAGTGACCTCGGTAACCAGCACCGCGGTTGACCCGGCAATGGAAATGAAATCGCCCTGCTTGACGTTGGTACCGGTCCAGGCGCCGCCGACGCCGGTGACAACGGTACCGCCTGCCGCGACCGAAACCGTGCCGGTGGAATAGATTGGTAGGGCCATCGCTATAACCTTTCGCGCAAAGCGGTGATTGGATCGGCGCCGTCAGGCGGCAATGGCCAGGCGTTGATCATGTCGGCCGGATTGTTGCGGCCCTTGGACAGGTCACGCAATGCCTTGCGGTAGGCTTTCCAGCCATCGAAAGCATTATCGTCAATCGGATAATCCGGCAGCATGAACGGATCGGTGCGGCGCAGTTCGACAAACACCATCACCGCAATATCGCGCGGCGTTGGCAAGCCTGCCTTGTATCGTTCTTCTGTTGTTTTCAAAACCACGCCATCGCCATCGAATTTTTGTGTAGATGGATCGGGGTTGAAAAAATCAACAAACGCAAACGATAATCCACCAATCGGATCTGGATCGTGACCGTTTCCCCACCCCATTATTTCGCCATCGTCCGGGCGATAGTAGATATAAAACTTTTCTATGTTTAGCGTCATCGTTTGCCCACCATCGCCCACAATGTACGCCCACCAAGCGCCGCACCGCCCGCGCCGGACGATACCCAATCAATCGCAACCGTTACGTTTTCAGTGCCACCATTGGCGGCAAATGTTGACGAACCGGTAAGAGCACACATCCAATCGGCACTATTGCTGGTTATGACTGACTGAATAGTACCGCCTAATATTTTCAAGGTTGATTGCGGATTGCCGCCTGAGCCAGTGAAACTTTGCTGGCCTACCCAGCCCGCAATCACGGTGATAGGCTTGCCCGCCAGTCCGGTTGTGTCGAATGTCATAGTGAATGAACTGGCGTTAGCAGTCGTTCCAGTAAGAATGTTATTAAGCGTCTGCGCTACCGGCACCACCACCGCCTGATCGCCGATGCTCAAGCTCTTGACACTAAGCGCACCGATCTTGCCGCTGTCGGATGTGATGGTGCCGGTCACCAGCCGATCGGCGGTGATGCTGTCGGCGGCGATCTCCGTTGCCGTGATGGTGCTGGCCGCGATCTCCCTGGCGGTGATGGTGTCGGCAATCAGCGCAATGCCGGCGATCGTACCATCCACATACATATCGCCGCGCAGCGCCACCTTCGGCGCGCCGCCGACATTGGCCACCGTGAAGATAGGCACCGGCGCGCCGCCGCCGACACCTGGTGCCGCAATCTGAAATTTGTCCTGCACAAAGGTTGCCGTCGATATGCCGGCGCCGCCGTTGAGCAATTCAAAGCCGCTGGCGTAGCCGTTGACATCCAACGTGACGGCATACTGCGCCGCGCCCCAGCCCTCGATCGAGGCGATCGCGGTGGCGTTGATCGTAATCTGCGCCGAGTTGTCGCCGACCTCGGCGGTCAGGGTTTCGATGTCGCTGGCCAGGGCGGTGTCGCCGTCGGTGGCCACGGTTTCGACCCGGCTGATTTCCGCGAACGCCGCATCGGATCGCGACGATAGTTGCGAACGCACCTCTTTTTGATCAAGCCAGTTGCGCTGACCGCTGGTCGAGACCACGGTGGAAATCCGTTGGTTGAGTTCCTCGATCCGATCGTTGAGGAAATCCGTCACCACGGTCACCTGATGGGTAATCCAGGCCGGGATGTCGGCAATCGCGATGTCCGGTGTAAGAACGTCGATCCAATCCGACCACAGCATTTGACGCGGTGCGGTCGGAATGTATTGCATCCGTATCTGGTACTCGGTTCGCGGCAGGATGCCCTGCGATATGATCAGCGCGCCGGCATGATATTGATCGGTGCGCCCGCGGCCCACTTCCGAGAAATCTATTTTCAGCCGCACCTCGTATTGCACGCCAATGATGCCGGACAGCGTATTGTCCCAGGTGATGCGGATCGCGGCGTGCCGGCCCAGCCCGTCGCTGTCGTAAAGCACCGTACCCTCGGCGGTCCAATCGACCACGCCTTGCGGCGCCGGCCTGGCAAAAACCGTCGGCCCGGTGGCAACGCCGGTGAAATCAACCACCTGGTCCCAATCATAGTCCGACGGATCCACCTCGGTAACGTTGAACACGCAATCCAGGTTGGCGCGATCCACCACGCTATCGACGCGAAACAGCTTGTCGACATAGCCGTTGCGGAACGAATTCCAGCTTCCGACATCGCCAGGTTCAACCACCCAATAGGCCGGCGGAAAACTAAGCACATGGGTCCGCGCCCGCTGTGCTTCTTCCAGCCCCGACTTTTGCAGCCGCTGCACCTGGCCGCGATAAGGCACAAACGCAAATTGCGGGTTGGCCATCAGCCGGCGATTGCCATCGAGGATTTCCAGGTCGGTGCGGTACAGCGCCGGTGCGGTGGCGGTTTCCCAGGCTTGCGCCGGATCGGGATAGGTGCCCTGGATGCCGTTGACGGTATCGGCCAGGCCAAAGAATGGCCGGTAAACCTGTTCTTCGGTCGAGAGCAAATCGGCATCGGCCCAGGCAAAGGTTGCGCTGTCCGGTGTGCCGAGATGAATTTTATAGAACCCGCCGATTTCCGACAGCCGGCCCTGACACGCTGTCAGCAATGCTTCCACCGCGTTAGCCGGCGAGGCATCGACGTTGATCATGCCGCCCGATCGATAGGTCGGCTCGGCGCCGGCTTCGCCTATCACGGTGGCGCGACACTTGGCGATTTGCGCGATCCAGTTCGCCGCCGGCAGCCGCGCCGGCCCCGTCATGTTTTGCAGCCCGAACATCCAGGCGCCATTGAAGCGGACACCGCGCAGGATGTTATAGGCCTGCACCGCCGGCAATTGATCGCCGTCGCCGCCCCAGGTCGCGGGGTTCGACCACAGATGCGAGCCGCTGCCGCCGTTGGTACTGTCTTTGCTCGGATCGTAAAGCGGAACGCCGCTCATCCCGAAACGAAAGGTCGGGAAACCTACGAACAATTCATCGGCCACCAGGCTGGTGGCGATGACGTAGCAGACCCCGACACCGACCCGCGTTGCCGGATAGGGCCGATCGGCCGACGCCACCTGGCCGGTCAGATACGGATCCGCCGCGGTTTGCGTGCCGTTATAGTATTTGATCCAGAGATGGTCGACGCTCGGCCCGCCCTCGACATCCGGCTTGTAGTATTCTTCCAGCGGTGTGCCCTTGTTGGCATCGGCCCGACCAGGCACCAGCGTGCAGCGTTCGCCGGAAACCCAAACTTCCAGCAGTGCTTCGCGAGGAAGATCGCCGACCGCAATCACCTGTGTCAGGTAGGCGTTCGGTGTTTTGCCGGCGTTGCCCCAGTAGTTGGCATAGACCAGCGATCCCGCGGTGGCGTGATAGCCGACCCCGAACGCCCTCGACACCGCGCCGCCGGCGGTCAGCGTGCCCTCGGATCCCTGTAGCGGCGCATCCTTGTCGGCGGTTTCTTCCGGCGTGCCTGACAACGCCTTGGCGACATAGTTAAGCCCGATACCGGCGACGACCGCCAGGCCGGTGGCCACCACACCGGTCACAAAGGTAGACGCGCCGACCACTCCGATTGCGGTTAATAGTGCGCCAGCCGCCAGCGAGAAAATGGCCATTATAGCGCTTTCAGGAAATGGACTTCGGCGGCCTGGTAGCCCCGGCGCCGGTAGAGCTTGGCCACATCGGGATCGTCACCCATGCCGGCCATGCCTGCGAATTGACAGTCGCGCGCTTCCGCCCAGTGTTCATATTCATCCAGCATCTTGATCGCTGAAATGCCGCGATAGAGCGGATCGATGAACCACACGGTTTCCTTGGCGATTTTCACCGGCCCGAACGGATGCTCGGATGTGCAGGCCATCAGCACGCCGCGCGCCTTCTCCTCGGTGCCGGGTTTCAGCACCAGACAGATTGCCTCCGGTGCCATCAGGTGCGCCATGAAAAGACGCTGCGCATAGGCCGGATCAAACGCGAATGAAAACCCACCGTCGTCGCGGTGAAAGCCGGCCGCTTCATGCGATTGCCGCAACAGTTTAATAACCGCGGTTTCATCCTGCGGCACCGCGTCAAGGATCATTTCCGTTCCGGCGCCTTGCGCGCCACGCCGGCCCGCACCTCACCGCCGAACTTGCCCCAGAAATGCTGCCAGGATCCGACCACCGCCACGTCGTTAAAGAAATCATCCGTCGCCGAGCGCAGCCGTTGCGACGCATCCGACCGCGTGTCGGGATTGGTGCGGGTTAGCTCGATGGTGTTGCTGGTGCAGGTTAGTTGCACGTCGCCGCTTTCGCCCTCGCGCGGCGTGCGGATCGGCGCCTGGTCGATGGTGCCGACAAACCGCGGCGTGGCCGGCGACACCATCTGGCGGGTTTGCGGATCGAACAGCCCGCGGTAGATTTCAACGCGGCCCTGCTTGCAATCATATTGCCGCACCAGCGCGTTGACCCGATCGGCCACCTGGGACAGCGTCACGGTAATGTTCTGCACCGTGATGTTGCTCACCAGCGGGATGTCGGAAATCTGGATCAGCGAACCGGCGCCGTAAAACGTCCGCGTGATAAACCCGCCGGTGTCGGGATCAATAATCTGCGCCGAGATGGTGCCGATGTCCGACCAGTAACCATCGGTCACGGCGCCGCCGGTGGTTCGATCGCGCACCACAAACCAGATAAAATCCCTCGGCATCACCGCGCGCTGTTGCAGCGCCGTCCAGTTTTCGGCGGTAATGTCTCTCACAGCCGCGCCTCGATCGCGCTGAAGGAAATGCTGCCCCAGCCGTTGAGTTGCGCATCCGACGTGACCGACCCCGGAACGATCGCCATGGTGCAGGCCGGTTGCTTGACCAGCACCGGATCGGCCACCGCCGCCGCCGGCCACAGATGCGGCCGGACCTCGAATTGCGGCGTCACGCCCGAACCGTTGGCGGTCGCGGCTTCCATCACCTGGTGCAGGTCACCGTCGATCGAAATGTAATCGCCGACCGTCAGCACGAACCCGGCCGGCACCGCCTGGATCGATATGGCCTTACGGTTGGCGTTGACCGCGGTGACGATCCCGGTGCCGGTGAACGCGCCGCCGGTCGGCCAGGATCCCCGCGGATAGGCTTGCGGATAGCACCGCGACATCGGATAGGCTTTGAAGGTCTGCAATCCGTTTTCCAGCTTGTTCAATTCCGCGCGCCATTTATCCAGCGCGTTCGGCGAAAGCATCTTTGTCATGGCCCGCATCGTCCACAGCGGCGATCCCATATCCTTGACGATCACGCGCCCGCTCGCTTGCGTCGATTGTTCCTGGCGATAGCGCAGCGAGAAACCGATGGTCCAGCCTGGAAAGGTTGGCAACAGGTCGATCGGATAGGTGATGCTCATGGTGCCGGCTGCCCCGCTATATAGGCTTCGGCTTCCGCTTCGGTTTCACATACCGCCGCAACGCGGTTCATCTCATCCATCACCCGCCACCATTTCAGCCACTTGACCACCCTCATAGCCCCGGCACCCGGCCGCGCCTGGCCTGCTGGATCGTGGCCACGGTGCGGCTGGCGAACGAAGCCCGATCCGCTTCCATGATCTGCGCCAGCCGCGCCACCGCCTCGACGCTGGCGCCCCTGGCATCGATCGCCGGCGAATACACAAAGGATCCGCTGCCCTGGGATCCCTGGCGCAGCACGTCATTGGGAACGATCATGCCGCCCTGGTTCGGGATCATCAGTTCCGGCCCGCGCTCACCGACGATGTAGGGACGGCCCGCCGACACCGGCCCGCCCTCGGCCTTGAACAGCGACGCGAACGGTGATGCCGTCTGCCCGGCGCCAGGCGTGAACAGCGACATGATGGTCGAGTTGATCGCCATCCGCGCCAGCGATCGCAACAGGTCCGCCATCACGTCGTTGAGTTTCTTGCCCTCCAGGATCGCATCGGCAAACGAATTCGCCAGCGCCGAGCCGAACGCCTGGCTGGCCGCGTTGAGCTTGTTCAGCCGCTCCTGGGCAATGGCATATTCCATGCGCGCTTTGCCGGCCGCCTCGGCAGCTTCTTCCATCCGCTTGGTTTGCTCGGCGGTGGCGCTGGCGCCGTTGCGCGAAGCCACGGCGTTGAGCTCGGCCACGACGCGCATCCGCTCCTGTTCGGCAACGTTGAGGCCAACCGATTGCGTATTGGCTTGCGTGGCGGCGGTATGCTTTTCAACGTTCTGCACCGCGCGCTCGAACGGATCCGCCCCGCCGCCGCCGCTTGGCTTGTTCGCGAACGGATCAGTCGCGGTGCCGGCGCGCGGCGCCGGCACCTCCACCTTGCGCGGCTTTTCAATCTCTGACAGACCGGCGGAGAATTCGCGCAGCTTTGGCAACGAACTGTCAATGAAATTGCCGAGCGCGGTGCCCTCTTGCCCGAATTGCAGTTTCTCGAACAGCGCGATGATCTGTTCCAGCCGCAGTTTCAGTTTCTCAAAGAACAGATCGATGAACCCGGATGACAGGTTGCTGGCGAACAGCGCCCACCATTCGGTAATGGCCTTGCTTTGCGCCGCTATCTTTTCCAGCGCCGGCCCCGCCGCCTCGGCCTTGGCCGCCATCTGTGCCACGGCATCGCCACCCTGTTGCAACAGCGCCACGGCGGCGGCCGGCATCCCAAGTTTTGTAGCGACATCGACCCGCTGGATCTGGTTCGGCAGCGCCTGGATGATGTTGGAAACCACCTCCAGCGTTTTGGCGACATCCATGGTGTCGCGATTGACGCCCTTCATAAATTGCGGGTTGGCATCGAGCAAAGTCTTAAGGGCGTTATCGCCGCCGCGCTTCATCTCATCGAGACTAAACGCCAGACTTTTTACCGCTTCGTTGACACTACCAATCGATGCGCCCGCTTTCGAACCGGCCTCCTGCACACTGTACAGCCACCCCAGCGACACCCCGGCATATTCCGCCGTCTTTTGCAGATCCTCAAAGCGGCTGATTAGATCGGTGACGCCCTTGATCGCAGCATCCATTCCCTTTGTGGCGATGTTGGAAAAGAAATTGCCGAAGAACGATGTTGAAATTTTCGGGTTCATCCGCGAGAATTTGCCCTCGATATCGCCGACGGCCCTTTCGGCCATGATGCCGGCCTTCTGCATATCCTTTTCAAATTTCGTCAGTTGCGCGGATAGCGCGACTACTAACGCTGCGGTGTCTGCCATAAATTTACTCTGCCGAGAATTTCTTGATGTTTTTGGTGATCTTGCGCCGCATCGCGCTGCGCATGCTCTTTTTCATCAGGCGATAGCTTGGGAAAAAGAACGGTTGCGCCGGAATATCCAGCGCGCCGAATTCGACGGCGCGCGCGTAATCGTAAGATTTGCCGCCATGCTGTACTGTGGTAGATGATCCGCCCGCCCTGATCACCACCACGGTTTCTTTCTTGCCTGGTTCCTTGCGCAGCGAGTTGGCCAGGTTGCTGGTTGCCCCGTGCGGCACCGCCGATCGCATCACCCCGAGCAACGCATCCGCCTGGCTGTCCAACTCCGCCACCGCGTCGTTGAATATCTCGCGCTGCATGTCCACCGTCATCTTGCGGAACGCGAGCACCGATTTGTTAGGCGCCATGTCGCGCCTCATGCTCGGCAGAGGCTTCTAGCATCGCATCGAAATCCGCATCGCTCGGCGCCTCTGGCTTCGGCTCGGAACCGTGAACCCGGTTCCAGCCATCGACGCACGCCGCGAATTGCCAGATCGAACAGGCGTCGACGTCGGCAGGCTTCATGCCTATTGCAGCACCGACCCCGTAGATGATGCCGAACCGGATAAGGTTTCCTCCGTCGCCGTCTCCGGTTCGATCGGCGCCGGTTCTTTTCCCACGGGATCATCAGGCGGGCCGAACATCGCGCGGTGCAATACCTGGCGAGCCAACAGCATCGCCAGGAATATCGGTTCAGCTTCCACATGCCGCTTGACCAGCACCAGCGCCCGATCGGGTTTCATACCGCCGCCGATCAGACCAAGCCGGATCACTTCGCGCACATCATGCGGCCAGACGTTGCCGCGCTCCAATGATTGCAGCAACACCATCGGACCCACGGCCGGTTCGCCGATTTCGATGCGCGGCTTGTTGACGCTTTCCTGTAGTTCGCGCCACTGTCCGAATGCAATGCGGAACGGATATTCGCCGCCCCCGAATTGCAGCGTCACGCTGCCATCTTCCATACTCATTATGGAATTACCTGCGGCACCACCGCGCCATCGCTGACAAGGTTCACCGTCATCTGCACCTTGTTGCCGCGCTCGGCGGTAATGGCAAACTCCTGTATTTTGGCCGGCATGATCCAGGCATAGGCCACGGGATTGCCGAGCTCGATCCGCACGTTGCGGGTTTCACTGGCGGCCCACCAATCCTCCCAGGTGTCGAAACTTTCCGTCGCCACCACGCCGGATCCGGCGATCGCCGCTTGGTACGACACCACGTCGCGACCGAGCCATGACGGCGCGTCGGGATCGGCGCAGTCGGGAACGTTGGTGTCGTTGAGATTGGCGGTTCGGGTTAACCCTTTCGAGGTCAGGCCGCAGGGATCGGTGAATACTTCCGGCTCGGCGCCGTCCCCGATCTTCACAAGAAACTGGCTAAAGGGATAGGTGGTGGCTTGGGCCATGGTCTTACTCCAATAAAAAAGACCCCGCCGGTTTCCCGACGAGGCCAAGGTTTTCAGATACTAGGCTAGAGTGGTTCGGTCCAGGCGTGCAGCGTGATGACGGCGTGCGCGGTGATGCCGTCAGGATCGCGCATGTATTGGGCTTGCTCGATCGAGAGTTCAATCAGGCGCTGGCCGTCGACCACGATTTCAACGCGGTCGAGGTCGGCCGCGATCGCGGCGCCTATCTGTTTGACTTGCACGGTATCGGGGCCGGCGGCCCAGGCGTCGATCGTCACGAACGCCTCGCCACCGTCGAGGCAATCGCCATGCTCTGGCAACACCTGAAACAGCCCGAATGACACATAGGGTTTTTGCGCGCCGCCTGGCACGCCGTCATAGATCCGGCCACCCGTTAGCGCGCCGGTGGCGCCGGCTTTCATGATTGAGAGTGTGCCCTTTTGCAGCGCCAGCGACGGATCGGAATAACTCACGGTGTCGCCCTTGCGATCGTCATACCGCTACTCCCGTTTCCGCGATCATCTCGATCCACAGCCCATGCTTGCCGTCGCCGATGAACGGATCGATCGCCGTCCTGATATTAAACTCGGTGCCGGTTTCAACCTCGGTTGCCTTCCAGTCGGTGGTGACTTGCCTGGTGTCGGGCGAACGCCGCACGGTCAGGATGACGGGTTGCCGGCCGGCCAGCCGCGCCGCATCCACCGCCTCGCCGCCGACCTTGGCGGTGATGTTGGCGGCCGCCGTGAAGCGGTCGACCCACCCCGTCGACGGGTTGCCATACTCGTCGTTGACCGTGTCGCGTTCGGCAAACCGCAACCGATAGCGCAGGCTTCCCGCGCCATATTCCGGCGCCGGCATCAGCGCTCACCCTTGGTTCGGATAAACACCAGGCCGGCGTCGGTCATGTAGGTGCCGACCGGATCGGAAGGCAACGCAATCCGGCCGGCGCCAGCGCGCTCGATTTCACGTGCGGCGGCCTCAAGCACGCGGGCATAGGTGACACCGCCACGAAACCGCACGGTCTTGCGCGGATGCAGCAGGTAGTCATAGTCGCGAAACATCTCGACGGTTTTCATAGTTTTGGCATCCACCATGTCGCATCCATCATCAGATCGGGCGCGACATAGGCCGACCCCGGCAACAGGATCTCCCGGTGCTCGAACAGGTGCGCGGCATGGCGCAGGATCTGGTCCTGCAATTGCGGCGGCAGGGTTTCGTCGTCGAAGCCGAGTTCCAGCGTAATCGCCAGGCCGGACGCCGCGGCGCCGACCAGCCGCTGGATCGGAACGCCGTGGATGTCGTCCCATTTCAAAACGATGGAATAATCCGCCGTGACATCGCCGCCGGCGTCGGCGGTGAAATCATGCGCCACGATCGCCGGCAGCATGGCGGCGCCCTGCACGAACGCGGCTGCCGATGGTGTCCAGAAAACGGTGGTCGGGTTGATGGTGACGCCGTGGGTTGCCTCGATCCGGCCGATCGCGCGCTTGATGGTTTCGCGGATATATTGGTCGTCGCCGGAATGGTCGACGCGCAAATGTGACTTGGTCAGCGCCAGCATGGCGTCGGGCAGTTCCCAGCGGTCGATGGTCTCGACTGATACGCTCATGCCGCCTCCATCACGAACTCTCTGCGGCTACCGTCGGTCAACATGATAACCAGCACGCCGGCATCGATCACGATGTCGGAAATGCCGACACCGGCCGGCCCTGGCGGCCCGCGGTCGCCGGCTTCGCCACGGCCGCCCCGTTCGCCCTTCTCGCCCTTGACCCCCTTGGCGCCGAGCATCCAGCCAGCCCCTGGCAACGGCCCAGGATCGTCGGCGACGGCGCGCCATTCGCTGCCATTGAACGCCACCACATCCATCGCCCGATAGGCCGCCGCCGCGCTGTAGAGGCCACACGCGCGCCCTGGATAGCCGGGATCGCCGGCGGCCCCGACTTCGCCCGGCTCGCCTGGCGGCCCCGCCGGCCCGTCCTGCCCGTCCTCGCCGCGCTCGCCCGGCGCGCCGTCTTTCAGTCCGAGCGATGCCACGGTCGTCGCGATCTGTTCCCTCATCCGGTGCTCCAGGCCCAGGAACCGGGTTTCGATGACATTGCCATATTCGTCGATCCGCTCGCGCAGCCGCAAAAGGTCGCCGGCCAATTCGCGGTCGGCGGCGGCGCGCGCCTTTTCCTCGGTGATCACCACGTCAGCGACAGCGCGCAGCACGGCGCGATCAGGCAATGCGGGCATTGGACATCTCGGTTTTCAAGTGGAACATGGCTAGCGCGGCTTGTTCGTCCTCGCGGTCGTCCTGATCCGGCTCGGCTTCGTCCGGCGGTGCTAGCAATGCCGGCGCAGGCGCTGGTTCCGGCGGTTCGAAATCGAGCGGCACCATTTGTTGCTGCACCCTCGGCATTTTGCCGTGGCCGCCGGCCACCGCGCCGTAGCCGACCTTATAGCGCGCCTCATCCGGCGCCAGGATCCCGGCTTGCACGCCCCTCGCGAGGCCCTCGTATTTTTCCTTGAACGCCGAGCGCAACAGCGCCTCGGTGTCGTACTCGGTATATTCGCGGCCCTTGCCGATCGAGTTGGCGTTGAGACCGACGAATTGATCCAGCGCTACTTCGATGTGATTGATCATCCATCCCAGGCCGGCGGCCAGCCATTCGCCCATGACGGCTTCGGCGGATTTTTGCGTGCCGCTGTCGGTCATCCCGAGCAAAATAGCGGGCACGCCGAACACCGCGGCAATCATCCGGTCGTTGAGTTTCTTCTGGTCGATCACCTGCTGGTCGCTGGCCGACATGGTCAGCGGCTGAAACTTGAGACCCCGCGTCAGGATCGGCACCCCGCCAGCGGTCAGGTTACTCGCCTGCTCGTTCCAGATTTGCTTTAGCTCGTCGATCTGCGCCTTGGTTAGCGCCAGTTCGGTCTGGATCACGCCGGCCGGCCGCATGTTGGCCGCCGCCTGCGTCAGCGAATTGTTGATGGCGGCGTTCTGGCCGATCTCGGTTGGCAGCGCGGCCAGCCAGGTCTCGCCGACCAGGGGATGCCGCGGCGTCGCTAATTTCACGTGAAACACATCCCGCGCCGGCACCACCAGGTTGGAACGCCCGATGACGCTGTCAAACAATGGGTTGTCGCCGATCTCGTAGAACACCTCCCTGAACGCCTGGCCTTGCACGCCGACCTCGCGCACCCGGCACGCCCTGGGATCGGTCCAGTGCAACGCCTCGACCTCGCCGCGATCGTTGCGCTGCGCGATCCAATACGAGTTGCCGTTGAGCAACAGCGAGCGGATCAGGTGCACCAGGAAATCGCTCGGTGTCTGGTACGGGTTAGGCGCCCTCAACAACCTGGCCAGCGCCGACGTCGTGATGGTTTCGGTGCCGCCATTGTCGAGTTCGAGCCGGTGATATCCCGGCAATTGCGCGATCGCGCGAACGTAGGCCCACACGCAAGCCTCGACAATCGAGCTGGACGGCGCCGTCAGCGGATCAAGGTCCATCTGCCAGTAGTTAAGATACTGGCCCCAGGCGGACGGCAACCACCCGCCCGAAACCGTGTAAGGCCCCGGATGATAGTTGCCCTCGCCGGCCGGGTTGGCCTTCTGGCGCGGCGTAATCAGCCGCGCCAGGGATTGCATCATGCCGGCCATTAACGCGACCGCGTCTTATAGCCGGGTTGATCTTCAGCCGCCAGGCTGCGCCGGCGCCCGGTAATGCCGGCCTCACCCTCGCCGCCTTCCGGTGGCGGTGGTTCCTCCTTGCCGGCATCCCATTGGGTTTGCGCCCAGGTGTTCGCGGCTGTGAGCGCTTCCGCCCGGTGTTCGTCGTCGAGCGGTTCGTGCCCTTCGCCGTAGGGCACGCCGGAATATGGATCCCGCGCCCAATGATCATTGATCGCCGTCTGAGCTTCCGCCGCCGGCATTGTCAAGCGCTGGTTGCGATAGGGACCCATGATCACGTCGATCACCACGTTGCCCGCGGCATCCGGTTCAAGCGCCCGTTGCTCGGCTTTTGGCTTGTTGTCGGTGTCTGCCATTGGTTTTCCTTTCACTTTTTAGACGGCACAGCGTGCGGCACGTTCGGCACGCCGATCACGATCCAGCCGGTTGTCGGCGTCCATGCAGCGCGCCAATCGATCGGACCTTGCGGCGGTGAACCGGGCGGCGGCAACGCGATCGGCGGTGTCGGCCGCGGATCGGTCGGCCCCCAGATATAAACCGGATCCCATCCACCACTATCGGGCGGCAGCACGATCGGATGTGACGGCTTCGGCTGATCGCCTGGCAGACCCTGATCCGGCTTCGGCTGCGAACCCGGCAGCGTATTGTCCGGTCGCGGCTGAGAACCAGGCAAACCCTGATCGGGATAAGGTTGATCGCCTGGCAGTCCCTGGTCGGGATAGACCGGCGCCCCCGGCGGCAACGGATAAAATATCGGATGCTCTGGACGCGGAAGCATTCCCGGCAGCGTGTTGTCGGGACGCGGCGGTTGGCCTGGCTTTGGCGGTTGCGGCGTCGGCAATCCCTGATCGGGTTTCAGGGACGGATCGAACGGCGTGATAAGCGCCGTGAATGACTTCGTCATCGGAATTATCCCTCTATCGTTTTCAAACCGTTTCCCGCGCTCCGGTTGAATACCGGAGCGCGGAACGGCTTTGCTACCAGATCACCGGCGAGATGGTTTGCACCATGCCGGAACGCCGCATCGCCCATGACACGTAGAGCGTCATTCTCACCGCGACCGCGTCGGTCTGGAACAGCGACCGCATCGGCGTGGCAAGCACGCCGCTACCCTGTGCACCCGTTGCCAGCGGCAGCGGTGTCGTATCTTCCTCGTGCAGTGTTGCGTCGGTCGATACCGCGAACTTCGGTGCGTCCCCGGTGGCCGATGCGAAGTCCTCCGTATCAACGGCGATGACACGCGCCGCAGGTATGGAGTTGCTCACCACGAACGACACCCCGAACTTGCTCCCGGCCTGCTGGCGATCCGTAAAGAGGAAATCGCCGGTCGTCGTCTGCGCAAACCCGAGCGCGAGCGCCTGTGCCGGGTTCATCAGAATGGCAATCTTGCGTCCGCCGTTCTGTGCAGTCAGCGCCGCGACAAGCGCCTTGAGATCCGCCACCATCGCCGCGGTGGCAGGCGTTGCCGCCGACGGCGCGATGGTGCCGGTGCCCCAGGCCGCCGCATTCAGCAACCCGGCCGGCCGCGTTGCCGAGCTCGCAACGGCGTCGATCAGATAGCTGTCGAGCGCAATCGAGGTATCGTCGGCCATGCCCTGGCGAATGATGCTTTCGATCGCGTAGGGACTATAGGTTGCCATCTCCTCGGTGAACGTCGAGATCACCGCCAGCTTGTTAGGCACCAGCGACACGGTCGAGAAGCTCGCCCGACGGACCGGCTTGGCCGCACCCTCACCAACCCACGCGCCGGCCAACGAACCGACGGCGCCGACAGCCGCTGCCGCCCGAACCGGGATCTTCAACTGATTGGCATTGCCAAAGGTATACTTGACACCCATGCCCGTCAGTTGCGTGTAGATGCTGGCCGGGATCAGCCGATCGAGGAAGCCGGTCGTCAGCGTGTCGGTCAGTTCGGCCGCCCACGTCGCCGTCGTCGTTGTCGCCGGATTGGTCACCGCGCGCAGCACCTGGCCGGTGAACTCGTCACCGCGGTACATCTCGCGAAGCGCCTTGTCGAGATTGCGCTCATGCGATGCCTCGGCCTTGGTCCAGCACGCCAGCGAGCGAAGCAGCAATTCCGAATATTCCATTTTCTTTTTCGGCATTGCGAAGGTGCGCGTCACGTCTGCCCGCGGCAGCGTCAACGGCGCGATCTCCTGCGATTGCGTTGCAGGATAGGTGATGGGTTCCTCCCGCTGCGACGGCGTCGATCGGTTGTTGGCGATGTCGTCCATCATGGCGCGCTCGGCCGCCTGGTGCGTTTCCAGTTCGGCTTTCGCGGCGTCGATCTGTTTCGGCAGGTCGCCATAACGCTGCGCTTCGTCTTCGTTCATATTCTCCTTGCCCGACAGCTCGTTGAGTGCATCGCGCAAGACATGGATATTGTTCTGGGCATTGAGTATTCGTGCAGCAACGGTTGAAGTGGTCGACATGGTCGAACCCCTTTTGATTTCATGGGATGGTGCGGCAGGCTTGCCGTGATACACGCGATCGATCGTCGCCGGTTCTGCGGCAGGCTTGCCGAACAGGACGCTTTCGATATCGCGTGGGATTTGCAGTTGACGGGAAACAGCCAGTGCATTCGGATTGGCCGGCACCGAGACGATCGAGCATTCCAGCAATTGCTGGCGGGTAAACCGTTGGCCACCGTGCGGTTTCTTTGGATCGAGCGGTTCATATTCGGTCGGTTGAAACCCAACCGACACGGTGCGCAGAATATCCTGGTCGACCAGTTGGCGCGCATAGCGCACCAAGGGATAGTCGGTTTCCATCCATTGGATGGTGCCGATCAGCCGGCCGCGATCGACCCGCAGATTTTTCCAGACACCCAACACAACATCGCGGTTGTGGTTGAACAGCACCGGCGGCGGTGACTTGATGTCGCTGAGTTGCCAGCCCGATGCCTCGACAATGTCGCCCATGCGGTCGACCGTGCCATCGCTCATGACGAATTCACGCGGGTTCGCACCCGGCGGTGGCGCCGCGGTTTCCTTGGTGATCATGGTGTGGTTTCCTACTTGGTCCTGACCCGCAGCGTGCAGGTCTGGTCGCGGGTTCGGCCGCCAACCGTGACGATCCGGTTGAGCAAATCGTAATCCTGGCCGGCGGTCCCACCGGATAGCCAGATCGTGGTGGTGGTGTCGGTCTTGGTCTGGATACCGCCGGTGACGCCCACCGGCACGGTCCAGGTAGAGGTCGATATCAGATCGCCGGCCAGCGGCTGTTCCCAGTCAACCCCGTAATCGAGGATCTCATCGGGATCCTTCGGATCGGTCCAGCGTCTTGCCATATCTATGCCGCCATCAATTCTTGCCGGTCGGCATCGAGCACGATCATGCGGTCGCCGGCTTCAACCGCAATGATCCTGTCGCCCGCACTGGCTACTATCAGTTGGCCCGGTGCGGTCGGCGACAGCGTCAGCGACGTGTAGAACAGGATCGCGTCGCGGCCGGCGATCGTGAACGTGCCGGCATCGAGCCGGAACCGCCTCGGATAGCGCAGCGTAGTCGGCTGGCCGGTAACCGTGAAGGTTCCCTTTGCCGCGGCGATCGCGCGCCCTTGCCGCAAAAGCGCAACCTTGCCGGACAGAGCAAACGCCGCCGGCGCCGCAATCATCCGGCGGTTTTGATCCGCCGAATAAACCAGGCCGACAGCCTTGCCCGATAGCGCGAAGCTACCTGCCGCCGCCGTAAGCTTGTGGCCGAACCGCAAGCCCGCCGGCACCCCGGCCAGCGTGAAGGTGCCCTTGGCCGAAACGCCAACCCGGCCCCAGCCCGTGACGGCCGGCTGGCCGGCCAGAACGAACGTGCCCCTGACCGCCGCCAGCTTGTGGCCGTAGCGGGTAATCGCCGCCTTGCCCGACAGCGCAAACGCGCCGCTGGCCGCCGGCATACTGAAATTATGGTCGGCCGAATGAACCAGGTTGACCAGCTGGCCGGTGACAACGAACGCGCCGCTGGCCGCCGGCATCACCCGCTTGTAGGCCAGCGCCGCCGCCTGGCCGTTGAGCGTAAAGGTTCCTTTCGCCGCGACCGCGACGTGGCCATATTTCAGGCCGGCCGCTTGCCCCGCCAGAACGAAGGTGCCCTTGATCGCCGCGAGCGTGTGACCGTAGCGCGCAATCGCCGGCTGGCCGGCGAGAACAAACGAACCTTTGACCGCCGTAAGCTTGTGACCGTAGCGCGCAATCGCCGGCTGGCCGGCAAATGTGAACACGCCGGCCGATGCCGTCATGACCTTTGCCGAGCCGTAGGCCAGCGCCGCCGCCTGGCCCGACAGAACGAAGGTGCCCTTGGCTGCAATCAGCTTGCGATCGTATCGAACCGCCGCCGCCTTGCCCGACAGCACAAACGCGCCCTGTTCGGCCGGCAGCGTGCGGTGAACGACCGCGGTCGATTTCGTCAGCGTGGCGTCAATGCCGGCCAGGACAAATGCGCCCTTGGCCGCGGCCATCTTGCGCGCCGTGCGCAAGCCGGTGGTCTGGCCGGCCAGTGTGAACGTGCCCTTGACAGCACCGACCGCGCGGCCATAGCGCGCGATCGCCGCCTTGCCCGACAGCACGAACGCGCCAGGCTCCGCGGTCAGCGTGCGGTGAACAACCGCCGCTGCCTTTGTCAGCGTGGCGTCAATGCCGGCGAGAACGAACGAACCATTGGCCGCAGCCGCTATCCTGGCTGCGCGTAGATACGTCTCCTGGTGTAAATCCTCGACCTCGACAATGCTGTCGCCGCCTTCGTCAAGGATCCTGTCGCTATCTTCGTCGAGAATGGCAACGCCATCAACGTGCCGGTAGCCGTAGTAATTGAACGCGCCGGTATCGGCTGCGATGCTTTCCCCCGCTGCCGGCGCGGGCACATAGGTCAGCGTGACGGTCTGCCCGTCCAGCGCGAACGAACCGGCGTCGGCTGGCAGGGTCCGGTTTTCAAGCGTTGTCCAGGTGATGACAATGACGCCTTGCGCACCGGCCCCGGCGCCCGCCGCAAGCATGCCCGAACCGCCGCCGCCGCCGCCGTAGACGCGCGCCGCGCCGCCGGAACTGGATGCTGCCGAGCCACCGCCACCGCCACCGCCGCCTGGCGCGATCGTGACCACGCTGGCCGTCGTGGTGTCGGGCAGGTGCGTCGAGGTCCAGACGCCCGTTCCAGCGGCAGGTTGTAAGCCGTTGCCAGACCCGCCAGCGCCACCGGCGCCGCCACCGCCCGCGCCCGCCGCACCAGCCGCACCAGCCGTGTTTGTGCCAGCGCCGCCGTTACCACCTGCGCCGGTAAGGCCCGCGCCACCGCCGCCGCTGCCGCCGAAGTCAGCGCTCGTGGCGTTGCTGTCGCCCGCCCCGCCGATGCCGCCTACGCCGCCGGGTCCTGCCGCACCGCCACCGCCGCCCGCCGTCAGGACGGTAGAGCCCGCGCCGCCGGCGCCGCCATTAGCGCCGGTGCCGCCCGTGCCGGTTGTGCCGCCCGCGCCCGCCGTAGGCGCGCCGCCGCCCGCGCCGCCTTGCGCGCTCAGTGCCGCACCCGCAAACGTGGTGCCGTCCCACCACGTATTGCCGCCCGCCGTGGAGGATCCGGATGCGACCGCCCCGCCGATGCCAACCGCGAGGTTGATGACGGTGGAAGGCGTCTTCGTGATGTTGGTAAGCTTGCGATACTGGCCGCCGCCGCCGCCGCCAGCGCCGCCGGTCGTATTGCCGCGTCCCGAACCCCCGCCGCCGATAATCTCGATGGTGTTGGTTGCGGCCCAGTCAGCCGGGATTGTAAATGTTCCTGCGCCTGTAACCGTAATAAATACGCGCTTCGTTACAGCCACGTTGCGCCCTTATTTATTCGGCGGCGCGAGGGTACATGGAAATATCCTTAGGTGTTTCTTCCCCCTTTGCCGACAGATCGGCGGCATCCTTTATCTTCTTCGACAAAACGACGCCCGCCTCGGCGACCTCCATTCCCCGCGCCTGCACGGCGATATGGATCAGTTGCTGAAGCGCGAGCACCTCTTGTTGCGTGAACCTGATCGTAATTTCCATCATGGCTGCATCTTGTAGAGCGCGGCCTTTTGCGGCGGTTCGCCACTGTCAAAAGCGAACAGCATCTGTTCGATGGCCGCCTGCGCCGCCGCAACATCTGTCGCGTCGATGTCGGTGCGGGCACCGGAGCCGGGAAAGCCAGTGCCGGGCGTCTGTGCAAAGTACTCGGTGATGATCTCCGGGTCCTGCGCCAACTGATCGTTCATGGTGCGCAGTGTCTGCGTCAGCCGAATGTATTGGATGATAGTCTCGCTGAAATTGTTGATGACGGTATTCGGATTGGCCACTGTGTAATCCCCTTATGCTAGCGCAACGCTCTGCAACGTGCCGCCGTTGTTGTAGTACAATTTGGTGGTAGAACCGGACGTGTCGCGGATGACCATGAACGTTCCGGCAGGAACATCAGCGGCAACCGGCGCACCTGCTTTCGTAGTGGCGTAGACGCTGCGCAGCTTCAAATCGCGGAACGTGCCTGCGGTGCCGTTGTTGATTTCAAGGACGCCGGCTGCGGCACGGCCGAGACCAGCATCAATGTTGCTCCAACAAACGCCAGAAGACGTATTTGCTGAAAATGTAATTAACCAGTCGCCGAGAAAATTGAACGCCTTGGTGTTAGGGCTGATCAGGAATACTTCGCGCACATTATCGTGCAATATAATCTGCGAAAGGGATTCGTACCCCACTTCATAATTGAGCTTAAACCCTCCCGCACTGCCGCCATAGCCCAGCCAATTGTTAGCATGTAGAGTTGATGCCGCGACAAATTTGATGTCTCGGCCGGTCCCTGTTCCGCCCTTCTGCGCCCCGATGGTCAACGTGTTGGCGGTCGTCGTCCAATCGAACACGCCGCGTTCGTAGTTGGTCGGAGGGGCTATAGCACTGTCGGTGGTGTTGTAGACTTGAAATGCTGTTGGGGATGTTTTGGTGTTGTGGGTAATAGCTATCGTAGCGGTAGTTGGTCGCGACAGCGCCACTTCCCCGACAGCGCCAGCATTGTCGGCAGACCACATCCATAGGTTATCGGAGCGCAAAAGCCACTGTTTGGGCGTGGTGCCCGCGCCATAGGTATAGATAGCCATCGTATTGTTTTGAGTGTTTAACGATAATCCACCGAACACAAACTCCAGTTTGCCTTCGGGCGCGCCGCCAAGCGCCCCAGTGGCTGGCCCAGATATTGAAGTTGCAAAAATCTGACCCGACGGGCTAACGGCAAGCATACTTGCACCGCCGACCTTCATGTCGAGCAGCATACTGTCCCACTGCGAAGCGGTGTTGGTGATATTGAGGGCGATCCCTTTGAACCCCGTGGTCGCGTTATTCCACTCCTGCACCAAATTCAGTATCGGCGCGTTCGCCGTGATCGTGCCGCCGTTGAGCGAAAGGGTGCCGCCGCTAACCGACGAACCGGCAAGGCCCGCGAACGCGCCCCCGTTGTTATACTGCAATTGCAGTGTTGAGCCGCCCGGTGAGCCGCCACCGCCCAACGACGAAACCGCCGCCCTGCCTACAACGTTGCCGCTGGTGTGACCCAGCACATGCGTCAACGCCAGTTCGGGATATGACGTCAGTAGCTGGTCGGCCATTACGTCAGCGTCAACACGCCGTTGGTCGGATCGAAATCGACCGTGAACGTCTCGGTGTCGGCCAGCGTGATCGATGAACCGTAATCATACGAACCGACCACCTTGTTGGTCGCGCTCGAATTGTAGATGATCGCATAGCGGAATGGCCCGATGCCGCCGGCGGTCGCGGTGAACACGGTATCGTTCAACACCAGTTTAAACACGCCGGCCGATGTCGTCGCCGACGCCGTCACCAACGTGTTGCCGCCTGCGGTGTAGTTGTTGGCCGCAACCGGCGCCGGCGCCACCGTCAGGTTCCAGACCGTATCGGTCGCCAGCGTTGGCGCGGTGTTGGTCAGCGCGCACTTCAGCACCGCGGTTTTCAGATTGTGGCCACCGGCCGCGATTTCGTCGACGAACAGCAGATATTTGTTAAAGGTAGCCATAGCCTATCCTTTCGTTATGCGATCAGCGCCGACGCTTCGACCGCCGGTTCTCCACACTTCATCGAGCCGAGCGCCATCAACAGCGCCACCGCCAAATCAATCCGGCCATAGGTGCGACGCTTTTCCGGCTTGCGGTTGCCCTGCGGCGTGCCGGCTTCATGGTGCAGCACCGTGTTGGAAATGCACCACCGCAGCACCGGATGACCGCCATGCACCAGCCGGCCTTCGGTCGCCGCCACCTCGAATTCACGGATCGCCGGCGAATAGCTCTTGTAGCCCTGGACAAAACCCTCCAGCGGCAGCGTAATCCCGAGCCGCGCCATGTCCGACATCAGCCGTATGATGTTCCACTTGTCATAGCCAATCCGCGCCAGGTTCATGCCCTCGGTCGCCGTGGCAATGTCCGCGATGACATAGTCATAATCGATCGTCAGTCCCGGCGTGGCCAGCAAATGGCCGCCACGGTGCCAGGCGTCATAGGGCGCGCCGTCGCGCTGCGTCCGCGTCAACAGGGTCTTTTCCGGCGTCCAGGCCATCGCCTTGATATGAATTCGCGACCGGTCGTCCTCGGCGCAAAGCACCAGCGCCGTCAGGTCCAGCCGCGCCGACAGATCCAGCCCGCCATACACCGGCCGGCCATCATGAAAAATCTCGTCGTCGACAGTCTCGTCGCCCAGGTTCCACACCGACGGCGTGCACAAAAGATCGCTCGCCGCAGCTATGCGCTGGTTGCATCTCAGATTGCGGAATGCGCTTTCCGCGCTCGGCATCCGCCGCGCCTGGTCGGCCTCCTTGAACAGGGTTTCGGGATCCAGGAATATCCCCAGCGCCGGATTGGCAGCGCGGATCACGTCGTGGTCGAACACATCCGCCGTCACCGGCGCACAGGTCAGGTCAATAATCAGCGCCGGATCGTTGCCGGCCAGCCCGTCGTCGATCAATTGCGACAGCGGATGTTCGTCGTCCTCGGCCTGCGTCGACAGAATGATCCCCAGGCAAGACTTGCGCTTGCCCATCGCGGTCCGCAGCGCGTCGAATAACTTGCGGTCCCGCGTCTGCGCCATCTCGTCATAGGCCCACCAGCTCGGCGCCAGGCCATGGCCGCGCCGCGCATCGGACGATAGCGCCTCGTATTTGGAACCCTTGCCCTTGCCGTCGGTCACCTCAATGCAGCGCCGCTGGCCACCGCTGCGGATCCTGGTCACCGCCGCAAACTCGTCCACCGCCTCGATGATCGCCGTCATCTCGTCATGCATCAGCGCCGATTGCTGCCGGTTCACCGCCGCTGAATAGCACTCGCCGCGCTCCTCGGCTTCCGGTCCCAGCAGATGGCACAGCGCCAGGCCGGCCACCAACCCCGTCTTGCCGTTGCCGCGCGCCTCGGATCGCACCGCTATCCGCACCTCGGTCGACCCATAGACCCGCTCGATAAACTGCCGTTGACCCGGCAACAATTTCAGGTTGGTCCCGATCTTGATGCCCTTGGTAATCGGTAAAAACTCAAGAAACGCGATCACCCGTTCGACGCGCGACAGCCCTTTTTTCTCCCACGGCAATTTGCGCTTGCGTTTGTCGGCCAGGTTCCCCTGTGCCGCCCTTTGAACCGCCGTAGCGTTACCCAAAAAGGTACCCCGGTAAGTGCGTGAGAAAAT